ATTATAACATGATTTTTGGAACTAATCAATCGTTATCGGTATAAAAGATTTTCTACGTAACCGGTGCTGATGATCACAGCAGCACCTTGATTTTGGGGACTAACTGGATATTGTCCGCCAGTGATGGCTGCATTTGGTATGCGCCAATATCCGCTGCCACCATCCAGCACTGTGATTCCTGTGACTGCACCTGTGGCTGGATTCCATATGGCTTCAGCTCTGGCACCGGCGCCGTTGCCGGCAATGGTAACCAAGGGCTTGGCAGCATAACCACTGCCATTGTTTTGCATGGAGATACTGGTTATAACTCCATCTTCCACAAAGGCCGTAGCAAACGCCGGAACCTGATTTTGGTAATAAGGTACTGCAAACAGGCTACTGTCAAAGGCCAGACGTATCAACGGATACCAGCCCACAATGTTCCATTGAATGGTTCTGGTTTGATTGAGGTAAGTCACTGAATCACTGACGTTATACCAGATGCTTTGATAGTTGTCAGCGGCCTGTGCCTTGATTGTGCCAGTGTAGCCTACCAGATCCATCTGCACTGTTGTCACTGCTTGACGTGGCTCGATAAAGCTGCTTACAAACTGTGGATTGACATAGCTGTTCCAGCCACCACCGGTGCCGCCTGCTCCGCCACCAGCCCAATAAGGACTGTTGGGATAATTTTCGTAACCACTGCCATCATAGCTGAACTGTGCGCTGAGTTCCATGGTAGGAATTGTCAACGGTGCGCTAGGTACATACTGTGGTAATACCGAATCCACTATGTCTATGGGTGCCCTGGCACCGGCTTGTGCATCCACAAACACAGCATCCGAATAGCCGCCGCCGGGCTGTGTGCGTTGTATGCTGTAACTGGCTGGTTGTGCCAGTACTTGCAACAACTCGGTGCCTTCAAACTGCACCTTGACACGCCCTGTGGTTGCATTTAAAATTGTCATTTCTTTTTGCAACAACAGTTCTGTGCTTTCGGTATTGATCACTCTAAACAAGAAACTACTGCCTGTTATGTTCACAGGTTTTTGTTCTTGGTTGACAAATTCAAACAAAATCACGTTGTCAACACCTTTGTTAATTGTCAGTCTTTTTGCGTACACAGGATCATACCTATAGATAAAAGTTTCCCCACTCCCAGTATCCATTAGCAATACTCGAGTCAGTTGTTGATAAAGATATACCTGGGTGGAATACATACACTCTATTTATGGATTCTGATAACGGTTGGTTCACCAAACCATAAATATCCGCAAGAATAACATAATATGATCAACGATTTATTTGCAAAACTGGCAGAAAAATACCCATTTATAACCCTGTGTGTGTATGCCAACACAGAATACGTGGGCATCATACAAAATCGTGATGACACCATAACAACCATCTACGACTTTGGCAGCATTCAATGGCCCGGGGAAAAACAAAGATTCCTGGAGTTGGCCAATGTTTGGTGGTGGGAATCAAATCGCTCCATACCCATAAACATTTTCCTTAAAAACGACTGGGACCCATTCCGTCCTTATCTACGCACATTTACCAACAAGGATTTGGAAATTTTGCATGGCCCGGTGTGCAGCCTAAGCGAAATGGCCCGCAAAAAATCAAAACGCAAAAGTATCACTCTGGTGCGACGTATTGATTGAGCAGGTTCATGTGCAGGGCCACCAAAACTGCATAGCTCACGGCATGTGATTTTTTAAACACAAATCCTCGACTGTCGTCGCCATCCCACACCGACGCAAACACCTCTTTCCATGATTGATTTTGCAAATGTGCTTTGCCAGGCCTGATAATTGAAATAAAAGCGGCCATCCTGGGTATGCTGTCGGGTTTCATTGATTTCAGCAGTTCAGTGTAGTTTCCCACATGCACCAATTGCTGGGCCCATTCACTGTCGGTCCATAAACGACTCCATGGCAGATCTTGCTCCAACATTTGCTTGTAGTGTTCTGGACTTTGAATCAACTGATACACACTCATATTCAACAGATCAATTTTAAAATAACCCAGGCCTTCAGCGGTTTCATAATCTATGGCCGCACAAGCGTTGACTGGATCCCAAGGGATGTCAGTAGGATACACTCCACTGTTGTGACGCCGCACTTGATCGTTGTTGACTTGTCGTGCTGGAGTGATCTGTATCAACCGTAATAATTGATTTCTGTCGGCCAAATCAATGTCAATATCTGCGCTCATAATATTTTATTATACTGTGTAAAAAGAAATTTTGCAAAATCTTGGTGTGCTGATTCACCGTGATGGCCGTGTATGCCCCATTGATCTTGATCAAAAGGCACATGCTTGTGCTGTAAGCAGTATTGGGTAAAACTAAAATTGTTCAAATTGAGTATGCCAGGATCGGCATGCACATGGTCAGAAAACGATTTGATAAAAACATCTTGATAGTCTATCAATTTGTAAGTTGCATTGTTACCGGCAAACATGATATAATTGACATTTTGTTGTTTAAAAAAACTAGTCAACATCACCAACTCTTTGAAAAAATTAGTTTGTTCGGCTTCGTCATTGTAATGACGATACCATTCCTGGGCATAACGATAACATGGCAATCGTTGATTATTTTCAACACCGTGTATTTGAAAACTTTCAAAATGCCCGTCAATGAATCCATTGGGTAATGTCTTGTCGGGATTCCACCATTCGTTTCTGATCATACTTCCTAGACATACAACTGCCAGTATTGAATCGCTGTTATTTTTTCTTATATCTAATATATCTCTCACAGTGGTGCGTATGATGCGAGCATTACATGATCCTGGTAGACCATTGTTGATTATTGTATCTGCCTGCAATAATTCACCAAGATAGTCACTGTATCTATTCTTTGTTGTGCTGAGTACACCGTAACTGTCGCTATTACAATACAATAACATTACCAGCCCGCCTTTTGTAACATTTCTCGCACATACTCCTGGTCGGCCACATAGTCTGAAAACTTTTTCATCCACACTTCACTATCAATGTAGGGCCATACCATGGCTATTTGTGAACTATCCAGTTCCGCCAAGAACTTCTGTCCACTCGCACAATTATACACTATCCACGGACTGATCCTACCTGTGGTCACAGCATAGACCATGGCATTGGTATTGCCATAGCGCAAACAGTCTTCGGCAGGATTGCCTGATTGTTCTGACCATGCGATGCCAAACTCCATGGCTCGGGCCAGAGCATCGTTGACATTCTCCACACGCAAATAGTCTACCAAGTATTCAGTATACATGGTATCTCTGGGCCAGTGATCGATCTTCTTGTTGTTTTTCAGCAACCATTCAACAAATCTTGGAGGATTCACAGCCCGGGTATCCACGCAGTATCTACCAAATTTCACAAAAGCACGATAGTAGGGACTGGCCGCGAAGTCATCAAAGGTCTTTAACCGGGCACTGCCTTGTGTGAGTTCATAGAATTTCAAATAGGCATGTAGACCCAGTTGTACTCCACGCTCGTCTTGTTCTTGATATCTGCGTTTGGGTTCGCACATGTGTACGGCCAAACTGGTTTCTTTCACAAAACTTTTCTTGCAGTAACGACATTCATACATTATTTTTCACGGCCCAGTTCTCTGAGATATGTGTCTAGTTCTTTTTTACTTGTGATTGCAACCATGACATCTAATTCGTCTGACTTCATGTTTGGATACAGTTCAGCCAGTTGTTTGCGCACAGCTGAAGTACTGCCTTCTTTTTTCTTGGGTGCGATCCAGGAATGCCGATGAGTTCCCAGTCCAGGACTCACTGTGGTAGCACACAACCATTGCAGTCTAGGATGACGATTGATGGCAAAAAAATGTTTGTTTAATCTTTCATTGCAGGCAATGAGATAAAACTCCTGCAGATCTCGTGAGCCCTGCACAGCACTGCCCCAGCGTATCATGAGATAGTTTGAAAACTTTTTGCGTTCTTCATCAGTGAGACTATCGTAGAATTCGCGATTTTTACGATCAAACTGCATCATTTCGTTTTGTATACTGAGTTTGTCCACTACCAGGCCCGATTATAGTCTACTACTTCGCAATTGCGGCTGATATCTTTGACAAAATACACACATTCGGGTTTGGCACTGTTGCCCAGAGGCACACACAACATCTGTCCATTTTTTAGTTTGGGAGCATACCAAGTGACTTCGTGATACACATCCATGATTTCTACATCCAGGAAACTGGGTCTAAAACTCGTGAGTGGATTGAACTGGAATGCCTTGAATCCACGATCG